TGTCAGTGTTACCAGTGGTTCAACTTTTGAGAATGAAGATAACTTAGCCCAGTCAGCATTAGATATGTTAAAGCGTAGATATGAAGGAACAACGCTAGGCAGACAAGAACTCTACGCTGAAATCATAGAAGAATTAGAAGGAGCATTGTGGTCAAACAAACTTATTGATGAAGCAAGACTGCCTGAAGATACAGAAAAAGAGCTTAAGCAAATCATAGTAGCTATAGACCCTGCTGTAACAAACAACGAAGATTCAGATGAAACAGGCATCATGGTAGTAGGCAAAGACCATAATAATGAGTATTATGTACTAGAAGATGCTTCAGGAAAGTACAGCCCTGACGGTTGGGCTAGAAAAGCTATCAATTGCTTTTATGATTGGGATGCAGATAGAATAGTAGCTGAAGTAAATAACGGTGGCGATTTGGTGGAAAGACTATTACGAGGAATGGATGTAAACATTCCTTATAGGTCTGTAAGAGCTACAAGAGGTAAAATGGTAAGAGCCGAACCTGTTGCAGCACTTTACGAGCAAAGGCGTGTTCATCACATTGGTTATTTTCCTGAATTAGAATCACAGTTGTGTAGCTATACAGGAGAGACAAAACCTAGTCCTGACAGATTGGATGCTTTGGTTTGGGGTATATCCGAGATCAGCAAGTCTAAAGGCGAAGTAAATTGGAGAATAAGCTAATGGCAGAACAAACATTTTTACAAAGATTGTTTAACAGACAACCTGTTGAACGCAAAAATTCAAACATGATGGGTTACTTTGGTGTTGGCACTGAAGAAGCAAAGTCGTATAAATATCAAGACCTAGCAAAAGAAGGCTACCTTAAAAACGCTATTGTCTACAGATGCGTTAATGAGATTAGCAAAGGTGCAAGTGCAGTACCATTTGTTGTTAAGGCAGGCGATCAAATCATAGAACAACATCCGTTAATTGATTTATTGCAAAGACCTAATCCACTGCAATCCTACAGTGAGTTTTTTAACAGCCTGTTTGGTTATGTGTTACTTAGCGGTAATGCTTACATACTAAAGACTGGCTCTGATATGGGAGCGCCAAAAGAACTGCATCAACTTAGACCTGACCGTATAAATATTAAAGGCAGTGGCAAACCAATTCCTGAGAAATATGAGTACATGGTCAATGGCAGGGTAGCTCATACTTATCTTATTGATCAAGAAAATGGATTTAGTGAACTTAAACACATTAAGCTATGGAATCCATTAGACGATTACTACGGTTTGAGTCCAATGAGTGCTGCTGCTGTAGAGGTAGATCAATTCAATATGTCTAGTAAACACAATGTAAATCTTCTACAGAATGGTGCTAGACCAAGTGGTGCAATCATATTTAAACCACAAGATGATGCAGGCTTTGCAGTCAATCTTAGTGAATCACAAAGACAACAACTTATCACTGACATGAATAATAGGTTTACTGGTGCTAACAACGCAGGCAGACCTATGTTATTAGAGGGAGACTTTGACTGGAAAGAGATGGGTCTCAGTCCTAAAGACATGGATTTCCTTAACCTTAAGCATATGAGTGCTACAGACATAGCCTTATGTTTTGGTGTACCTAGTCAGCTTGTAGGTGTTCCTGATAGTCAGACTTATGCCAATGTCGCAGAAGCAAGACTTGCTTTGTATGAAGAAACAATTATTCCGCATCTAAGAAAGATGGCATCAGACCTAAACGAATGGTTAGTGCCATTGTTTGATGATCGTCTAACACTAGAGTTTGACATAGATGCAATCCCTGCTTTGTCAGAGAGAGTTAAGAGAACCTATGAAAATGTTACCTCTGCTGTAAGAGAAGGCATCATGACTAGAAACGAAGCTAGACAACAGCTTGGCTTAGAACCTGTTGATGGGGCAGATGACCTCTACATATCAGCTAACCTATTCCCTCTTACTGACGAAGGTGTAGAGAAGCCTGAGAACCCAGTTAATGAAGAAGATTTAGAAGATTATGATGATGAAGAAACTGATAAGGAAATAGCTTTCTTATTAGAAGAAGAAAAGGCTTTGTCAGATATTAATACGATTCCTACCAGTGAAATGGCAGAAGAAGCTAAGAGAGGGCTTGAGCTTAGAAAAAAGTTCAATAGGGGCGGTACTGCTGTAGGTGTTGCTCGTGCAAATCAATTGGTTGCCAAAGAAAGGCTATCTATATCTACCGTTAAAAGAATGTACAGCTTCTTTAGTCGTCATGAGGTAGACAAACAAGGTCAGGGTTTCAGACAAGGCGAAGAAGGCTATCCAAGCGCAGGTAAGATTGCATGGTTGCTTTGGGGCGGAGATTCAGGCTTTGCTTGGTCAAAAAGAAAACGCCAACAAATCATCACAGAAGAAGATAAAGAGTTTGCTTTACAAGACCATGTAGAGTCTAAAGAAGATCAGAAGGCGCTATCAGGCAAAGTAAAAGAAGCTCTTAAAGGCAAGGTAGAAGATCACAACGAAAAACACGGCAACAGCAAGACTAAAAGAGCTAACCTAAGAATGCTTGAAGCAGTCTTTAGAAGGGGTGTCGGAGCTTACAGAACTAACCCTTCAAGCGTAAGACCTAGTGTAAGCTCGCCTGATCAATGGGCATATGCAAGAGTAAATAGCTTCTTAAGGGCTTTATCATCAGGCAAGTTCAGAGGTGGCAAGCATGACACTGATTTATTTCCTAAAGGGCATCCATTATCTAGCAAATGAGAAACAACACTAAAAGGCTTAATGATTTTAGGCAAGGCAGAGTTAATTCAAGAGCAGAAGCAAGAAGGCAGTTAGTTTTAAGAAACAATTTAGAAAAAAGATTTTTTAGAAAGCTAAATACTCTTTTTAGAAAGTTTGTTAATGTTCATATGCACCTTTATAAACAGTATGGAATCTATGAGCCTACTGTTGCAGTCCAATCTTTAAACGAAGATTTTTTTCCACTGATACTGGCTCATTACAGAAGAACCTTTCAAGCTATCTATAAACTCAATGAAGATAAATACGAAATGATGCGTAAAGCTGATGAAGCCTTTGTGTTTGGTAGAAGCGTAGACTTTGAAGCTGTAGTCAATGAATATTTTACTGGCAGACAATTAATACTTGCAGGTATATCAGAGAGAATAGCAACAAGAATAAGTAGGCTAATAGAACAAGGCAGAGCAGATAATCTTACATTGCCACAGATAGCTAAAAGCGTATCAGATAAGTTCTTACCAATCAGCAGAAGCCGTGCAGCACTTATAGCAAGAACTGAAACACATAGCGCAGCTTCTTTTGCAAATCATGCCTATCATGCAACCGTTGAGAAAGACTTGGGTGTAAAGATGTTAAAGAAGTGGGTAGCAACAAATGATGCAAGAACAAGGTCAACACATTCACAAGCAAACGGACAAACGGTAGATATGGCAGAGGACTTTATTGTTGGTGGAGTTCCAATGGGATTCGCAGGTGATTCTAAAGGTGGTGCAAAAAATGTTATTAATTGCAGATGCGTAATTGTCTATGCTGATGAAAGGGATATGACCTAATCAGTCCAGTCATACCCCCTAGTAAATCCAAGAGTACCTTTAGTTCTATTGAGACTAGACCAATGAACAGCAAATGCTTTGCTTAAAACTACAGGGTCAATCCAAATCTCTTGATCAAAGATAGACTCAGGCTTTTCAAAATAATCTTTGCTCCATGATCTTCTAAGCCTTGCAGAGATAATTGTGTTGTATGAAACATTAGCCAAGCAAACTTCTTCTAGGGTATAGCTGTCATCAAAGATGATTGACTCACAGAAATCCAATGCTTGCTCTAATGTAGTGCCATCCTCGCAGACCCCATCTAAGATGAGGTCTTTGAGTTCTTTAAGTGTAAATAAGGTATTCATTAAAAAACCGTTTGATCTTTATTATCATCAATAAAAGCTACAATCTTTTGTAAGACTGCATCATCCCACTTATGGAAATTGTGACTTCTATATAATCTTTTATTACCAATAAATTCTATTGCATAATTAAAGTTACAACCTGTATCAACTATCTTAGTAAATAATTGATAAGACAATTTACCTTCTTTTCTGCTAAACATAACACCAATGCTTTCATTAACATCACCAAGCAACCTTTCTGAAAAGAAGTGTCCATCAGCAGCACCACCCATCTCAGTGAACCAAGTTGTCGGAAATGTCCAACCATCTATTATGAAGGCATCGTTATGTGCAAAGTTAATTATTGAGTCGGTTGTGTTAAACAAGATAGTGGTTTCGCTACCATCTAGTTTATTTATACCATTTTCTAAATAGAGTTGATGTGAAAATGCTTCACTCTTTGCTGTGTACTCTAACCACTCTCTGTCGCTTTCTATAAATTCTATCATTTTATTTTTCCTGCTCTATGAGCATCAAGTTAATATTTGATAACTATAAACCCATTACGGAATATATGCAACACTTTTCTTTAAATAAAAAAAACCCCCAGTAAAGGGGGTTTAATTTAGTTATAGAGAATTACCTATAGTAGCTATCACAAGATGGTGACAAAAAGCTAGGAGTATTTAGTCTCTCCATATACTTAGTACCACAACTAATGTTAGTACGCTCAACCATTGGTTCGTTCTCATAAAAGTAATCGTAAGTAACAACCTCTGCTCCGCATAAGCCATCGTATGCTTTCCACTCACATCTGTATTCTTTCATTTCCTCAATGTAAGCAAGTCTACCTTCAGCCGTTGCAAATTTATTATCCCAATCCCAACCTCGTTTTTCTGCATGACCGTTTTTGTAACATTCAGTTATATAATCCATATGCTCGTTACAATGATCTAAAAACTCTTTAAGATGTTTTTTCTTTAACCTAGTTAAAGCACCTTTGGCAGAAGCTACAGTTTTCCATTCCTGATAACTGCCATACTTAGTACCATATCTTTTGCCAGTATTTTTGTTGTAGATTACAAATGTGTCGTGTTGGTTTTTGTTTTTATTTTTCCTTGCCCTAAGGGCATCAAGTTAATATAAGGTTATTATATACCCATAATGGGTTAATGTGCAACAATTAATTTAATTATTTAATTTCAACTATATCTTGTGCTTATATTACCCTTTATGTACTATATGTAGAATATGCCTATACCGAAACCGACAAGTGACGAAAGTAGGCAGAACTTTTTAAAAAGATGTATGGGAGATGACACTATGACGAGTGAGTATACCGACACAGATCAACGCCTAGCCGTCTGTACTAATGAGTACGATTCTAATAAAGAAGATTCTATAGAGAATGATGAGAAGCATATAAGAGCAGTAGAAGAAACTGATGACTCTTATATCATTGAGTTTGGCAAATCTAAGCCTGACACAGAAGAAACTGTTGATGAGATGAACTCAGAAAAAGAAGTAGAGAAAGAATCTATTGAAATCAAATCAAGCATTAAGGCTTATCAAGACGAAGATGAAGATAAAAACTATGGCACATTTGAAGGCTATGGTTCTGTTTTTGGTAATAAAGACTTAGGCAATGATGTTATAGAAGCAGGCGCATTCGCTAAATCCTTAAAGAAAAGAAAACCACAAAATGTAAAACTCTTGTATCAACACAAGTCTGATATGCCTATTGGCGTGTTTGACGAGATCAAAG